GCTTTGCTGGTAGCGACGCTAAGGGTATACAACAATTAGCTAATGCACTTAAAGCACAAAACACTGCTGCACAGAAAAAGAAAACTAATAAAGAAAGACTTGATAAACTAGACGAGTTAATTAAGAGTTCGAAGTTTAGCGATTTTCAACAAAGAGATGTATTAAATAATTTAAAAAATGAATTCATAGCTTCTCAAGAAAGATTACAACGAGCTATAGAAGAAGGTGATGAAAAGCTAATTGCTCTAGAAGAGAAAAATCTATCAAAACTTGGAGGTGCTTCGAGTGATCTTGAAAAAGCTCGTGAAGCTGAAAAAGCAACTAAAAAGCAAAGCAAGCTACTTCAAGGAATTAAAGACGGTATAGGTGGTTTAGGTGAATCAATAAAAAATAATGCATTGCCAGCTGCGGGGCTAGGAGCTGTTGCATTAGCAATGTTTAATCCTGAAAAATTGCAAAAAATTATCGATGACATAACCGAAACGCTTGTTGCAGCCTTCACGGTTGTAGAGCAAATGCTAGACGGTGATTTTACTGGTGCTCTTGAAACCTTTAAAGAAAACTTTGGTAAATTAAGTGTTTTAATAGGCGGCCTCGCATTGTATAAATTTGGATTTAAAGGATTAGCAGGAGGATTTGCATTTTTCGTTAGCGCTATTAAAGGAGGTCTAAATCATCTTAAAACGGGTCTAGGTAAAGTCGCAAAATATCTTAGGGTAGGAACAATGGCCGGCCCAATCGCATTAGCATTAGCTGCACTATTAATAGCTGTTACGTACGGTGAAGATGTAGTAAATAAAGCTAAGGAAGAATACGAAAGAACCGGTTCAAAATTTAGAGCTTTGATAGCAGGTACTAAAGAGTTAAATGCCCAAGCAACAGCAGATGCTGAGCTAGGCCTAGCAAAGTTTTGGAATTCTATAACACCAGATAGTTTCAATAATCTAGATGTAGCGAATGATCCTGAGAAGGCTAGACAAGACTACTATAATAAAGCCGCAGCTCAAAATCAAGTATTAGATACATTACTTACTTCAATGTTTAATCAAAAAATGGAAAGTCTTCAGAATGCATGGAACGCAATATTAAATGCTCCAAGCACATTTGAACAATTTAAGGAAAATGTAAAACAAAAATATAAAGACATAGCGGCAACAGCAACTCAAGCTTTTGACGATACTGTAGCTAAATCTAAAGAAATTTTTCAACAAGTTAGAGAGTTTCCCGCAACAGCAAACGAAAATATAAAGAAAAAAATTAATGAAATATATAATGTGTCAGCAAATGCTATTCAAACTGCAATGGATAAAGCATCTATTCAAGTTGACGCTGCATGGAGTGCAGCCAAAACAAAATACGACGAAGTAAAGCAAAAGGCTAAAGATCTTTTTGAAAGTATAAGAGGTAATATAGAATCTGCTTATGACAAAGCTAAAGGATTTGTATCACCTGCATGGGAAGAGGCAAAGAAAAAATACAACACTATTGAGGATACAGCTACGAAATTATTTGAAGTAATTAAAGATAAAGTTAAAAAAGCTCTTGATTATGTGATCGGGCTGATTACAACGGCTTTAGGTATTGATGAAGAGAAATTTGAAAAGCTAAAGGAAAAAGCCGTAACCCTTGGCGATCAAATATATGATAGAGCAACAAGTATATTTGATAGTCTTATTGCATCATTTACAGGAAAAAAGGTCGACGAGCTTAAGTCAGAGGATATCAAAGGCATTAAAGAAATTGATGATTTTATTGACACGACTAACAACCCACTAAGGAATGACCCTGACAAAGATAAAGGTATTTTTGAATTGCTTAACGATCAAAGCAATATAAAAAACAATAACAAAAAACAGCCGGCTGTCGTTCAAAATAATGTAGATAACTCTACTAATACTAATATGATTACGAGTAAAGGCAGCAGCAATACGAAACCATCGCGTTCAAATAACGCCTTTAATTATAATTCATTAGATAGCTCTACATCATTTGCATAAAAAAAGGGGAACATTGCGTTCCCCCATAATACTAAGAACTAAATTCTACACCACGATACGTGTGTAAACTTTCCTTCCTTTCTTGCTTTGGCAATCTTTTGTAAAAAGCTCCTCTATAAGTTTTCTTTGATTCGCTGTTCACCTTTGTGTTTTTTACTTGTTGGCTTGCGCCACGATACATTAAAGTGTTCATATACTTCTCCTAGTCAGGATTGAAGTAGTCTTTTAACGCATGAACAAATGCGAGTCGCTGAAGTGGACTAACCTATTTTATATATACAAAAAAAGGAGCCCCGAAGGACTCCAAAATATTATTATTATTATTTTTTGTTATTATGATTCTTGAGCTAGCTTAGCGAAATAGCTAAGTGTATCATCTTCCTCGGCTTCAGCAGTATTACCTACCGGAGCAGATTCAGCAGCCATGACTGGTTCAGCAACTGATTGAGCTACTACAGGAGCTGCAGCTACTTCACCCGCATCAACACCTAATACCTTATTGAACTTAGCTTTCAATTCTGCATAAGACTTATAGTTTTCAGGCTTAGTAAAATCAGTTAAAGAATGAACCTTCGAATATACTTCTTCTAGTTTATCTTCATCTGAATTAAATAGAGCAGACTGAGAACCAAACTCTGACTTGTCGTAGTTAACCCAACCTTCAACCTTACGAATCTTAATCTTAAAGTCAGCACCTTCCCAGAAATCATAAGGGTTGACAGGATCTTCATCTTGGAATTGAGGTTGCATTACATCCATAATCTTATCAAAGATCTTCTTACCAAACTTATAAAGGAATACTTTACCTTCATTCTCTGGGTTAGATGGATCTGAGATAACAAGGATATTTGAAACATAATGTAGACGACGTTTACGTTCACGAGCAAGTGCTTTATCTTCATCTCGACCACTATTCCACAAAATACTGTTTGCTTCTGAAACAGGATCATCTTGACCAATAGAAGTCAATGAGTTTTCGATATACCACATACCGGTTGGTCCTTGGAAACCATGATCCCAGTAACGAGCCCACGGTAGATCTTCACCTTCTTTGGGTGGAAGGAATCGAACTACTGCATAACCATTACCAGCTTTATCACGTGAAGGTTTCCAAAAACGGTCATCACCGTATGATTTTGTTTCTGCTTTTTGAGATACAGCTTCTGCTGCTTGAACGAGTTTGTCAATGGACGAGCCACGACTAGATTTTAAATTACTTAAAGACATATTTTTTCTCCGTTGTATTAATTGTATTGTCTGAATTATCCACTTTATACATAATATAATCTATATTATAACACACTATCACTAATTTGTAAAGGACTTTGTTACGACTTTTATCATTTTATCTCGGTCAATCGAGACGTATGGATCGTACTTATGAACTTTACGTGAGATATCAGGCCACATGATAGTCTCGGTTATTTGTTTATCTGCCTTATCCATAAACCTTGTGAGTTTATTTAGTATGACCACAGTTTCTAAACAAATTTCTTCTTGCATGAATGCTTTAATAACTACTGGATATTCGTTATCTTGACACTCTAGCAATTCATCAAATGAGTTGACCATTGATGATAATATATTTATATCATTTTTAAACTTATACGATAAAGATTCATGTACCTTCACCATATCATTATAGTTAGCTTCTCCATCAGGACCTAGCATATCACCGACATACTTAACATCCTTTATAAAGTTAGACACATAATACTTAACAAGATCTTTACCGTATGTCTTACCCAGTTTAGCAAAGAAATACTTGTCTCTACGTTTAAAGAAAGATTGAGGATTCACTCGAGTCTTATAACGGTACTTTACAGCATCATACCCATCTGTTTCAAAATGTAGCTTTAATGCGTTATAAAGTTTATAAGACTCGAATGGATCCATTTTACTTAAGGCAAGACTCATATAGTGCTTCTAGGTCTTCCATTTCTGCAGTAGCTTGAGCAAGAGTTTGTTTATGATATACTCGAGCCAGCTTATTTAGATACTTCTTATCAATATCAACTTTATCATTTAGCTCTTCAATTGCTTCTTTGATAAAAGCTTTTTCACCTTCGATACGAACCATTGAATTAGAAATTTCAGTCATTGCATCTTTAATGGTCTTACGATCTGCGGGTGATGATGGAATAATAATACTCATTGTTGTTTCCTTTGTTGTTTAATTAAATAGTTTTGTTACATACTCTGTTTCTAAGATCACTTGAACTAAACCGATGATCTCGTTTATTAAAGTACAAATCAATATCACGCTTACGACATATATCCTTACCGGTAAAATCTTTATCACGATACTCTTCACCTAATACACGAACATTGATAGCATACATTGATAATATATCTTCAAGGTCTTGCTCTGTTCCGTATGGAATAATCTCGTCTACATAACCGACTGCTTTGAGTTGTGTATAGCGTTCAATAATGGTTTGTACAGGTTGATTCTTTTCTTTTCTATCAAGACTAGGATCTACTTGTAATCCTACCAATAAGTAATCACAATGGTTTTTAGCTTCACGTAACATTTGTACATGACCAGCATGTAATAAATCAAATGTACTACAAGTAAATCCTACTTTCATAATGGTAATTTATTTCCTGTTTCAGTTTTAATTAATCTTAATTCAGCTGCTTCTACTTCAAGCTTTTGTTTAATGGAGTCTGATAGTAACCTCTTTACATTTGCATAGTCCATCATTCTTTCTTCAGCTAAGTCTGTAATAGCATCAATATAACTTAGCCGTTTAGTTATCACAATTGATTCAACTGCAGCAGAGAATCGCTTCTTTGTCATGATTTTATAATCTTCTAATTCACTCAATTCATAACCCTCAGTAATATACAATCCTTGTTGATTCGACCAGCTGGTACACTGACCTTCGTGGTAAGACCCTTAAACACATTATCAATCTGCT